CTATGTGCTTAGTTCCTCGGCCATCAGCTCGATGCCTTCCCGGTAGCCAAGCTCTGCCGGTCCCGCGATGATCTCCAGCGTCCGCCCGTCGATGATAAGGCGCATGGTCATGTCCACGTCATCCCGCCAGCGCATCCGAACGCGAGCGGGCCGACGCGCCAGATTGATGACCTCGGCCATATCCTCGCCCCGGCTCGGTAGAATGTCCTGCACTTCAGCCCATACCGTCACCATCGGTTCCCAGGCAACGATAGGCGTTCCATACATCGGGTCTTGTGATTCGACGCGATGCTGGATCGTCACACGCCGGTTGAGCCTTCCCGCGTCCATCAGACCTCCAGCGCCCGCAACGGGGTCAGCATCGGCAACTCCCCCTTGCCCGGTTCCAGACTATCCCGCTGGTCAAACATGACGCCCACGCGGGTCAGGACGGCCAGCTTGATCCGCGCCGGGGTTTCCCCCTCGCCATCCCAACCGCTCGCCACGTCGCGCACGGCATCGGACGCCGCCGCGATCATCATGGCGATGGCCGTATCCTCATCGTCATGGATGACGCGCAGGTGCAGCTTTGCTTCTGCAAGGGTGACAAGATCAGACATGGGACTGTTCTCCCTGATTCTCGATCACCTGTTTCCCGTCGTCTGGATTCGCCGGACTACGGACGCCAGCAGGTTCCTCCTTGCGCGGGTTCCAGCCCTCAATCTGGCGAACTTCGTTGGCATCCAGCACCTTGTTCCGCAGCGCGATCTCATGCGCCTGCCAGCGGGTTTGCGGATCGCCGCGAAGGAAGCCGGACAGGTCCAGTTCCAGTTCGTAGGGGCCATTGGTCGGGAACACAGACCGGGCAAATTCCGCCTCGATCTTCCGTGCCCATGGGGCCAGCGTGAACATGGCGAACCAGCGACCCGCCGTCTCGCTGTTCGTGAAAGTGTTGTGGCTATAGTCCTGCACCAGCGGCGGCGGCACCTGAAACAGGCGGCAGATTTCTTCCGTGCCGAATTTCCGGGTTTCCAGCAGTTCGCTATCTTCCGGGGACAGGGACACGCCGTTCCACTTCATGCCGCCATCCAACACCAGCGTCGAACCGGCATTGCCTGCCCCGCCGTGGCGGCTCTGGAAGCCTTCCCGCAGTTCCTTGCGCTGATCGGGCTTCATGGTGCCGGGAACCTCGATCCAGCCGCTGGGGGACGCCCCGTTGGCGAGAAAGGCACTGGCATGGCTGTTGGCAAGCTGGACAGCCTCAACGGCGCTGGCGGCCCGCGAGAGACGCGACACGCCGATCTTGCCGTCATCGGTGCGGTCGCGAAGGTGGATGACTTCACCGGCCAGCAGGCGGCGCACATGCCCGCGCCCGTCCGACACGTCATAGGCCAGTCGCCCGCTCGCCAGTTCCGCGACCGTCACCATGCCCCACGGGATATAGGCGAGGCCCGCAAGCTGCCCGTTGCCGGATCGGATGATCTCGGCAAGGCCGTTGCCGGTCAGCAGCGTGGAGGCGACCAGATGGCCGATGAACTCCGGCCAGGTCATGCCTTCGTTTACGCCATTGACGGTCAGGCGGCGCAGGGGATGGCTCAAAGCCTCGATCCTGTTTTCGCCCTCCAGCCGATAGACCAGCGCCGGGATGCTGGCGAGGCTGTCCGCGATGACATTCACGCAACCCAGCACCGCGCTCATATTCTCGGCATAGCGTGCCGACACGCCTGCATGATAGCCGATGCCGGGGGCCAGCGCCGCCCATGACGGGTCGCTGGCGTCGCGGCGTTCATAGCCCAGCCGGGACAGGAAGCGGTCAGCCAATCGCACGGGCCACCTCTGCGAGAATGAGGGACCGGCGGCGGCGCAGGCTATGGTCATCATGGCCACGGCTTCGCAGCGCGATCTCTGTATCGGGATAGGCGGGCCATGCCTGCACGATGCTGATCTCTTTCAGATCGACCGTCCGCAGGGTCCGCGTTTCGCCCTGCCAGCTTTCGCCGCCCTTGGGGACCGTGAAGCCGAAGGACATGCCGCCCAGATCATTGCGGTGGGCCAGTTCCAGCACGTCACGGCCAGCCTGCGTGTCGGGAAGGTCGAGCGAGAAGGCGAGGCCCCTGCTATCCTCAGACAGGCGCAGTGTGCCCGAACGGGTGCGGCCCAGCACGTTGCCGGGGTCATGATCCAGCAGCGCCAGGATATCGCTCGACAGTGCCGAACGGAACGCGCCGGGGGCAATGCGCTCCCGGAACGCGCCAAGGTTCGCCTCCGCGTTGAAGGTGGCGGCATACCCTTCGATACGCCGCCCGGCGGTGCGGACCTCCGTGAAGGCCCGCCGCTCGATGGATGCCGCCGCGCTCATCAGGGCGTCACCACTTCCGGCATGGCCGGGGTCGCGGTGGTCACGTCCTCGACCGATACGAACGCCTTGGGATGGCGCACCGCGCAATCGACCGTCGCCATGGCGCGGATCATGACATTGCCCTTGCTGTAGGCCGTCGATTCAAACGGGTTCACAAGGATGTCGATTTCCGACCAGATGCCGATCAGCAGTTCCGACCAGTCGCCGTAGATCATGCCATGTTCGGCGCCGGGGGTGCCGCCCAGCGTCTTGGGCACCTGATTGGAGAAGGTCGCGGACACGCCGCCCAGCACCTTGTCAATGCCGATGGGCAGGCCGTTGGCATCCAGCGCCTTAGCGGCGATCTTGCGGATTTCCGGGGTGGTTAGCAGGCCACGCGATGCGCCGACATTCGCCACGTCCGCCAGCGCGACGGCATCGGCTACCGCATCGAACAGCGAAGCCGGGGCGGTCACTTTCTGAATACCGGTCGTTTCCAGCACGCCCTTGGGTTCATTCGTGCCGCCGCCCCTGATCGCAGCGCGGTCGATCGCCAGCGCGAGATTGCGGGCCAGCATCTGGCGCAACAGGCTTTCCACGTCCGGGCTGGCCTGCATCAGCATGTTACGCGACCATTCCGACAGCGCGCCCGCGTGCTTGGGCGACAGGGTGATGGCGTCAAAGTCGGCGTCGTCGGCGGTGAGCGCGCTGTTCTCCGCAACCCAGCCGATAGCGGGGCTATCCGTCTCGCGGGGGATGGAGAGATTGCCGGTCAGGCCCGACAGGACGCGCGCACCCATGCCGCGAACGACGCTGGAGGCGACCAGGGCGCTGATATACTGATCCGGGCGATGCTCGGTCGGGACCAGTTCGGAGCCGGCGGCGGTGGTCAGGACACGGGTTTCAAAGCACTCGGTCGGGATGAACACGCCCTCGGCATTGCGCCCGGCGCGCTTCGCCAATTCGGTCTGCACCTCGCGTTCAAAGCCCCAATCGACCGCCAGCCCCGCAGCGCCCGCGATGGCGCGTCCGATGTGGAACCGGGAACGGATTTCGCTGGTCAGCTTGTTGTCGCCATTTATCGGCGTGCCGATCTCGGTGCGGTCGGCGGCGTCGATCTTGCGCTGGCGATCCAGCTTGGCGTCGAGCGCCCGCAGTTCGCTATCCGCCGCCTCGAAAGCCGCATTGTCGTCGGTTTCGTGGGCGGCGTTCATGCGAGCGACGATCCCCGCCCGCTGTTCGATCATGTCACTCGTTTTCACTGCTATGCTCCATGTTGAATTAGGACAGCATAGCTTACCCTATATAGGGCCGTATCGGAACTAAATAATTCGTAGCGTTCTGCATATGGGCCCATATGATCCAGCAGCCAACTATCGGAGATTCTTGCGTGAATAAGCCAACGACTGATGAAATAACCGTGCGCCTCTACAAGCAGATGGAGGATGGAAAATGGGAGGATTTCCAGCAGGATTACGGCCTGGAAGATTTCGCGGGTTTTCTACCTGCTGTAGGCGACATGATCCTTGAACCGGGAGTGTTGCAGGGGCTGGACCGCTACAAGGCCGAGAATCGCAAAATGCTTACGGTCGTGCAGCGCATCTTCAATCCTCGCGACCTTCCGAACTATGTCGTCCTGGTGGTGACAGAGCATACCCCCGAAGGCCGCGAAGCGACGGCGGTATCTATTCGCTAAAGCCACATCAGCCCTTCGCCCTTGTAGACTTGCGGCCCTTCATCGGTCGCCGCAAGTCCGCAGGCCATTATTGCCGCGACCAACCCATCGATCCGGTCCAGCGACTTCGCCTTGGTCGGCTTGCGGTTGCCTGCCGGGTCCGGCTCCACGATCACGTTACCGGCCTGCCAGCGCAGCAGCGGATTGTTGTTGTGCTGCATCCGGCGATCCAGCAGCGCCCGCTCAAAGGCATCCACGGCAGGGGCATAGCTTTTGAACCCCGGCACGAACTCCACCAGGGGAAGGTCTATGCCCTCGTCCGACAGCAGCTTGCCCAAGTCCTCGAAGCGCCAGCGGTCGAACGCAATGCCCTGCACGTCATAGGACTGCCTGATCTCGGCAAGCTGGCGCGCAATGGCAACGCGATCAGTAGCGCGGCCCACGGTCCTTTCCATCCAGCCTTCATCGGCCCAGCGGTCATAGGGCACGCGATCACGCTCGACGCGCTCGCCTATCGTGTCGGCAGGAACCCAATGCCAGACCAGCAGCTTGCCTTCGTCGGGGAAGTAGAGCGCCAGCGCCGTCAAGTCGCGCGTGCTGGACAGGTCGAGGCCCCCATAGCACCGCTTGCCCTCCAGTTCGGCGGGATTGAAGGGATCGCCATTGGCATCCCAATCCGCCTGTTCGATGAACCGGCCCTCCGCTGCAATGCGCTGATTGAGGTTCAGCAGGCGGAAGGCAGGGGCGAAGGATGGCGAGCGCATGGCCATGGCCGCAGCATCCGCAAATTCATCCTCGTTGAGGAACGCCCCCAATGCCGGGTTTGCCGCTGCCCACGCCTCGCGATCATCCAGCGCGCAATCGTCAGGGGCCGCATGAAGCTGGATATAGACCGATGGCGCCGG